GATAACCAGTGGATGGTTGTTTTAAATATGCTTGCTGATTTCGATATTACAAAATTCAACGATGTGCTAGACCAAAATTTATACCTAGCATTTAATCAATTATCTTACATAAAATCGAACAAATAAGTTTTTTCTACATATATAGTTGTATGTCAGAAATTGCGACTTATTACGTTACGTTAAAACCAATTCGAGAGGGTGCTTTACCAGCTTTCGGTTGGAAAAATATTGCGTATGTTAACGATCCTGCGATTGAAGAGGTTGGTGTATATCTTAACGCACACGATCCAAGAATAGTTGCTGATGAATTAGTACAATCTAAAATATTAGAGTATCTTAAAACGGTTGGAATTGTTAAACCTAGCCATTGGATTGAGGTAACTGAAGAGGAATATCTTTCAAAGCGTGAAATTAATTTAGGCATTGAAGATTCTGAAAGCTACAACGATTTCCAAAAGAAAGGTGGCGGAGGTCAATGGCTAGTAAGATATGAATATAAAGGACCAAATGACGATAAGACTCGTTCATTCTGTTCAGAAGTTTTATCACTAGGTAGGCTTTATACTGAAGAAGAAATCACAAACGGTTTATCAAATCCTGAGTTTGGTAATTATTCTATATTTGACTATAAAGGCTCGTATGGTTGTCGCCACGTATGGAAGCGTCAAATATACTTTGAAGATTACGAAGATGACGAGGTTAGACGTGTTGGATTTGTTCCGCAAGTTGTAGCTAGACTAGATGATCGTATGGCAACAACTCTAAACGCTTACTTATCTAAGGATGAGTTGATGCAAGTTTGCGCGCCTTTATTGGTCCCAGATAAAGATATTTTTAGGGACGATGAGATAGGACAATATAATATGCGCTTTTCATCTGAAACCATTAAAGAGATGCACGAAATCGCATTATCAAACGGTACACTTGAGAAAGATGATTTATTCAAAGATACGCATAAAGGCGGTGTTGCTCCTTCGTATGTTTTGGATAGTTGGATTTCAGAAAGTTCAGAAGATAAGGCATACACTCAATATGGATTCGACCAGAGCGCATTACCATTCGGAACGCTGTTTGTTTTATCACAAGTAACTGATAAGGGCTATTGGGAGAATGAAATCAAAGCAAATAAGAAACACGCATACTCAATAGAGGCATTAATAAATTTATCAATAATTAAACTATCAAAAATGGAGAAAGAACAAATCTTACTTCCTGATGGCGAACACTTAATTAACGGTACAATCTACGTTGTTAAAGACGGAGTTGTTATCGAAAAGAAAGAGGTTACAGCTGAACAAGAAGAAGTAATTGAGGAAGTTGCAGCAGCAACACCTGAAGTAATGGCAGATGTGCCAGTCGAAGAAATCGTAACACCAACTGCGGTTGTAGAAGAAGTTGCACCAGTTGTTGAAGATGACAGATTGGCTAAACTAGAAGCAGCTCAAGAAAGTTTGATGAGTGAAATCGCAAAGTTAAAAAGTGAATTAGAAGCACCATTATTAGAGGAGCTTCCAGTAGAAATGTCAGATAATCGCCCAATGTGGAGACGTATATCAGACAGTATAAACACAATTAAAAACCAAAAATAAAATGAGTAAAGTAAACGAATTGTCGGTAAAATTATACGGACAAACAATTAATCTTTCTAAGGAAGATTTTAAGAACGCAAAGAAAGCGTTTTTTGATCCAACAACAGTTGAAGGTAAAGCTATTGAAATGGCTATGACTGTTGATGCGTCAGCTGATTACACAACAAACGCTACTGAGTACTTCCGTAGAGCAATGATTGGAGATGAAAAGACACGTTCATATTTCCGTCAATTGTTAGGAGTTAAAGACCGAGTTAACTTGGGTGGTGTTGATGTAACTGGTGTTACTATCAAAGCTGGTTCATGTGATCCTGATTTTGATAATACTGAGCTTTCACAAAAAGAATACGAGGTTAAGCCTTTGATGTATTCAACTATCTTTTGTGTTGCTTCTTTGGAAGAGTCATTTGTATCTGACCAATTAGCTAGAGGCTCAAATGAGTTTAATCAGAACTTCGCTTTCATGAACTTCTTTTTTGACAAATTAGCTGAAGAGTTAACTGAGCAAATGGAAATCATCACATTTACAGGAACAATTGCTGCAAATGGTGTTGATGGATTGGAGACGTTAATGGCAGCAGATATTAACGTTCCTAAGCCAACAGCTGGTAACGGTGGTATAGCTTCAGCTATCACTGATGCAAACGTAATTGATAAATTAAAGCAAGCTCGTAACGTACTTCCGAAAGCGGTAAGACGTAGAAAAGATTTCGTTTATATTTGTAGTACAAATGTTTACGATGCTTTAGCTGATGCTGTTGCAGATAACAAAGCAAGTGGATTGTACTACATTGAGAATGTTACTTTAACTTTCCAAGGTACACCAGTTTACCGAGCTGATGGTGCATCTGATAACGTTATTATCGCAACTTATTGGAATAACTTAGTTAACATCATGGATTTGATGGACGAAGAGTTAGGTTTCAACATTGTTGATTTCATGAAAACAACTTTGTCTCGTAAGATTGGTGTTCGTGTTGATTTCAAATTCCAACCTTCATATACAAACGCTGAAGAGATTTATTTCCACATCTTCTGATAAACGGAGGGTGTAAAAGCCCTCCTATTTTTTTAATCATTTAATATAGAAAGATATGGCAATTTGTAGCCCATTAGTGGGAATACCTAAAGACTGCGGGGACAATAACCTCGGAGCAATTAAACGTGCGCTTATCGGATCGTTTGAAGATGTAACGGGTTTAACCGTAACAGCAACGAATAACCCAGATACCGATGGCGAAGTAACAGCAATCACACGTACTGTCGGTACTAAATTTGAAGATTTCCCTTTAACAAAAGATACTTCAATGTTTAGTCAAGATTGGAGCGGTGATTTAGTAGCTGATACACATTCTTATACTCAAAGTATTGAGTTAGGATTTAGACGAATAGATTTAAGAAAGCGTAACGCTATCAGTTTGTTAGCTGCTGGTCGAAGAGATTTGATTGCAGTTGTTCAAGACAATAACGATGATTGGTGGATGCTTGGAAGTGACCAAGGTTTGCGATTATCGGCTAACTCAGCAGCAACTAACAACACACGTGCAGCTGGTCAACAGATGCCTGTTACATTGACTTCAGAAAATGAGCGTCACATGTTATACGCAGTTGATAGCGCAATTGTTGAAGCTTTGCTTATCGCGGCAGTTTAAAATTAATTTGCATAAAATGAGGGGGTTTGTCAAACAAGCCCCTTTTTTTGTACATATAAAGTAATGAGTAATTTTGTCATAGAAAAAAATACAGTTAACAATATTTGTGTCACTTTGTCGGAGCGTTCACAATTGCTCGATCCGTACTACTTAATAGTGTTTACAAATAAGTTTGATTTAGATGGCGCAACTGTTAGCTGTTCACTTCAGGCTACTTCAAATATTAGATACGATTTAATTGTCATAACTGAAACAACTAATGCAGTAGGTTTGGATGGCGAGGTATATTTAATAGAAGGTGAATGGTCATATAGTGTATATGAAAGTGCGCTGCCTACGTTGGATGTTGAAGATACTACGGGCAGGATTTTACAAAAAGGATTTATTGTTGTTACAACACAAATAGGAAATTAATATGGGATGGTTTAGTAAGGATGTAATACCAACACCAAAGGTAGAAAACAAAGAATTAGAATGCTTCCGTACAATCAATACTGAGGGGTTAGATTTATCGCAACCTTTAGTTGATGATTACGTTAATAGAACTGGTGGCGTTTGGTTTGGTGAATCGAATCTTTATCCTCAGATTTTAAACCAATTATACATCTCAGCACCAATGCACCAAGCGTGCTGTAACTTTAAGAAGTACAGCGTAATTGGAAATGGTTACGAATGGAATGATTACGATTCTTTAGATGTTGCTGAGAAGATAGCTATTAAGCAATTTGAAACGATGTCGAAGTTAAAAAAGTCTAGTGAAAATATAGTGCTAGATTTCGTTAAGCATGGTCGAGTAATTGCGATTATTCACTATTCTAATCAATACAAAAAATATACACATTTCAAGTTAATTGATCCTGAGAATATAAGAAATTCACAAGTTGGATTGTTTAACGATACACCAGCAAACTATTTTTATTCAAGAGATTGGACACGTTCAACAGGTCAATTAATATTTACACCTTATAGAATAGGTAATACAGATGAATGGCAAGTTTTAGAACTTAAAAATTCAGTAGGTGGATTCAGAGCATACGGTATGCCTGATTGGGTATCTTCAGCAAATTGGCAAAAGGTAGGAGCTGATATTGCTTTACTTCATAAATCAGCTATTGAGAATGGAATACAACCAAGCGTAATTTACAAGTATCCTTATATCATGTCACCTGATGAGCGAGATGTTTGGACTGCGGGAATGCGTCAAAATGCTAAAGGAGCAAAGAACTACGGGCGTGCTATGAAGGTTGAGGCAAACGGTAAAGACAATTTACCTGATGTTGAGGTTGTAAGTACAACAGACAATCATGCTTTATTTGAGCAAACGAGCAAGGAATATAAAGAAGAGGTTGCAATATCACACAACTTGAATCCAGCATTAATGGGTGTAAGAGTTGCTGGTAGTTTAGGAGCGACTGAAGAGATTGAATTTTCAGCTGAACAGTTTAAGAAGTTGTGGGTTAATTCTAATCGTGAAACAATACAAGACTATCTTAACGAACTAGCTACTATTTGCGGTGTACCTTGTGAGTTAACTATTAATGAAACTGATATACTTACGCTAAAGGAAGCTATCAAAGAAGGTGTACAACCTGAGCAATTAAGCGCAGAAGGTACTCCACAAGTTAACGATAATCTGAAAGGACTAAGCGCAAAGGATAACATGGATATGATGCGAATAATGAGAGACTTCTCAAAGGGTAGATTAGCTGAGCCTTTAGCAAGAACACGTTTAGCAGCATACGGAATAGATGCAGATACTATAAACCAATTACTCGCAGCAGAATGATATACTTTGTTACAGAAGCCTTTATAAAGGACAAAACACATATTACTCAAAACGTAGATGCAAAGGACTTAGCACCTTACATCCCAATGAGTGTAAAAGTTTATATTGAGAAAATTTTAGGATATACTTTTACTCAGGATTTGCTAGTAAAATTTAACGCTGGTACAACTGATGCACTAGAAGATGAGTTAATAGATTTTGTGAAATATACAACAGCGTTTTATGCGGCTTATGACGCAGCTCCAAATCTTTCGTTTAGAATAAGTAACAAAGGTGTACAATCTCAAAGCGGTGATTATTCAGCAAGTGAGGGGATTCAAGCGGTGGAATATATTAGAACTAATATATTGAAGTTTGCAAAGGTCCATGAAGGAAATTTGAGAGAATTTTTACAACTGAATAAAGATAATTTCCCATTATACAAGGACCCAACAAATAAAGAAATCACAGCTCCAGATGGGGAGCGTAATTTTAGAAGCGATACAGTATGGCTATAAACACACTTGTAACAATAAAGGATGCAATCACAGCTTTTGCTGATGGTCATGGACAGTTGCAAGGGCGTGTTATCTTTGAATCTGACGATCATAGAAGTGCTTACATAACAGAAGAAAATACATATCCTTTGTTATTTGTTGCACCTATTGATGTGGCTGTAAATAGAGCTATGAATGTACACACGTTGAGAGTGTATGTTTACGAGCGCATCAACGATGACCGTTTAGATGTGTGGGAAAATGCAAACGATACAAGTCTAATCCTTAGAGATATTCGGGTTTGGTGGAACGATTACGGAGTTGACGAAATAAATATAGTTGAAGATCCAATCGGTCAATTTGGTTGCGACAAAGAATTAGATAACTTAGTCGGTTACTTTGCAGATATACGCTTCGAGATTCCATCGCATGGAAGGTGCCAGGTTCCTGTTGATGTTGCACCTGGTCCACCAGCTCCAAGTTGTGCAGATGCGACTGTTGAAAATTCAGACGGTACATATACAGATACAGTTGCAAGTGGTGGTACATTAATACTACCTGATACAACTTACAACTTTATAGTTAACGGAGTAACTACAAGCGTAACAGTTCCAAGTATTAAAGATGAAACATTCAATATAGTATGGCAATAGATATAAACATTCCAATAGAAGATGCGGTTACGGATGGCAGTTTAAATCCAGTAACGAGTAACGCAGTATTCGACGCTTTGGCAGCTTTACCTTCAGGTACAGTAACTTCGGTAGGCTTAACTATGCCGAGCGCATTTACAGTCGCAAATAGTCCAATAACATCGAGTGGAGATATAGCTGTAACGGGTGCGGGTGTAGCTTCTCAATATGTAAGAGGTGATGGCTCATTGGCTAACTTTCCAACGTCAAGTGGTGGTGGTGCATCTGTTAGCTACTATCTAAATGGCTCAGTTGCTCAAGGTACATTTGGAGGTGTAGCTATGAAAGAAATGAATAAAGTCCCGGTCATCGGTGCGGGTACGGATTTCACTATTGCAACTAATGGGTATATTCAGTCTTTTATCACGGATGCGAATGACCCTAATCAATTAGAAATACCTGCTGGAAATTGGAATTTTGAAACGTATTTTTCTGCTTCATCTAGTGGTGGGAATCCATCGTTTTATATTGAGTTGTATAAATGGGATGGTGCTACCTTGTCTTTAATTGCTAGTAATTCAATTAATCCTGAAATCATAACGGGAGGGACTGCGACTGATTTATATATTAGTGCATTGGCTGTACCTCAAACAACTTTAGCATTAACTGATAGATTAGCTATTCGTATCTATGTAAACAATAGCGGAAGAACAATAAAGCTACATACGGAAAACAGTAACTTAAGCCAAATAATTACTACATTCTCAACGGGGTTAACATCATTAAATGGAATTACTGCGCAAGTTCAGAACTTAGCAACGGGAACAACTGGAAGTGATTTTGCTATTAACTCAACGGGAAGTACACATACATTCAATTTACCAACTGCTTCAGGAACTAATAGGGGTGCTTTGAGTAGTGCTGATTGGTCAACGTTTAATTCTAAACAAGCGGCTTTAGGATTCACACCTGAAAATGCAGCAAACAAACAAAACAGTTTAAATATAGACGGAACGGGAACTAAATTTCCAACAGTAGACGCTTTAAATTCATACGGTATTACAGTAGATTTGATTGACGCTTTGACGGTTGATTTTGCATTAGGTTATTCATATAAAATAAATTCAGTTACTAACGTTACAAATGCACCAACAACAACAATATTAGATGATGGTGTTACATACACTTTAGGAGCTACAATTGCGGCAAATAGCGTTATGAAAGTTACAGTATCAACTGCTGCCAGAGTTCAATTAAACATTACTAGACTATGATAAGAGATTTATACATAAAGGCAAACGCACCAGGTGGTAGCTCAGGATGGGTTAGACCAATTGGATGGCTATCACTAGATACTGTTAATGTAGGTACAGAAAATTTTAGCGGATTGTTTGCAGTTTACGAAACTCAAAAGAACGTCAATACTATTCAGATTACAACGGTAGGTGCAAACACAATTGATTGGGGGGACGGTACAACTCAAGCCGTTACAACAGGCGTTTTATACACGAAAGTTTATAACTATTCCACTATCACAAGCCCTGTTTTAGTTGACGATGCTGGACTGAACTATAAAATGGTTGTTGTAAATATTAACATGACGGGCGTTTCTATTTTACAAATAGACAGAAATACAACTGCCACAGTTATCGGAAACGCTAGAAATTTAAACTGGTTAGATATTGCTGTCGATTGTTTAACAATGACTAATTTTTCACCATCAGGTCAGGGATTTTCTATGCTTTTACAAAGACTGTTAATTTACAATGTTGGGGCTTTTATAAACGGGACAGCTGCTTTTCTTCAGCTTGCCGCTTTGAGGGTATTGAAGTTTCCATTTGAAAAATTACAGTCGTCAAACCAAACTTTCACAAATTATTTTGGAGACGCACGAGATGAAAATAATCTACCGTTAAACATTAATTTAACAATAAATACAAGTAGCGGATTTAATTTAATTGGCAGTTCTCACTTGACAGAATTAGGAAATATAACAGCTCCGTTAACAACTAGCTTCCAAAGCTTTCTCTTAAATTCCGTACTACTTAAAAAAGTAGGAAGCATTAATGCGTCATCAGCTGGGAATCTAGTTTCTGCATTTGCGCAATGCGTTAAATTAACAGGAGTAATAAATATAACATCTTCGGCTTTATTGACAAATATTAATACCGTTTTGCAAAGTTGTTTTTTAGTTGACGGTTTAATTATTTCTAACTGTACAAATGTATTAAACACAGGTACAACAAACGCTGTTAACGGTTGTAAAAATCTAAAAACTTTAATTTTAACGGGTTTAACTAGAGGCATAACGGTTGATGACTGTTTAATGGAAGCTACCGAAATAAACGCTTTCTTTACTTCATTAGGCACAGCGGCAGGAAGTCAAACAATATTTATAAGACGAAACCCAGGCAGCGCAACTTGTAACACTTCGATAGCAACAACAAAAGGATTCACAGTAGTAATATTATAATTATGTTTTATAAATTTGAAAATAATGAATGGTTTACAGCGTTGGAAATACATTTTCCCGATGGAACTATTTTATCAAAAGACAACAAAATAGAAAAAGATGGATGGAAATGGTACGATGTTCAACCCTATGAAGATAAAGTGATATGACCTTCAAAGCCCAACTAACGAACTCATTTCTTCACACCTTGCCGATTATTGGAGCTTTCTTTGCGCCAGCTATCTACGTGGCTATGCTAGTTTTCATCTTTGTAATTGTCGACACTTATCTAGGACGCAAGGCAGCTAAACATAGAGGGGAGAAAATTACCTCTAATAGATTCTCAGATGTGTTTGCAAAGTTGATTGGTTATGCTGTGTTTTTAACGGTTGGGCTTTTAATTAATGTTATAACAGGATGGAAGTACGGGGTGTGGCTTTCTGCTGTTGTACCTATTTATACAGAGATAACCAGTATAGATGAAAATCAAAAGTCACTAGGTAAAAAAGGAATAATTACTCAAGCTGAAGATGTGTATAAATTTGCTTTAAATATTAAAAAGAAGCGAGATCAACTTAGATAGTGTATATTAGTGCAAACTTAACGATCAAATATGAAAGTAACCAAGCACACAAAGAACATCCATGAGCTATGCCTAGAGGGTAAGCATGTACAAGTAGCAATGCTTTCTGATATACACTGGGACAATCCTAAATGTGATTGGGACTATTTAAAGCGTCACTTAGATTACTGCGTTAAAGAAAATATGCCTATCATGATTAACGGTGACTTCTTTTGTTTAATGCAAGGAAGAGGTGATAAACGTAGTTCAAAGTCTGACATTAGACCTGAACATAACAACTCAAAGTATTTAGATTCAGTAGTTGAAACAGCTGTTAAATGGTGGTCGCCTTATGCACATCTATTAACTGTTATCGGTTACGGTAATCATGAAACAGCTATTATCAAATGGCAAGAAACAGATATACTTCAAAGGTTTGTTGACCTACTTAATTACACCAATAATACAAGTGTTCAAACGGGCGGTTATGGTGGTTGGTTTTTAATTAAACAAAAATATAATGGTACAACTAGCGAGGCGGTGACCAAGGTAAAATACTTTCATGGCTCAGGCGGTGGGGGAGTTGTTACAAAAGGAGCTATCAACTTAACACGTTCACTTGAAATGTACGAAGATTTTGACGTTTTTACAATGGGACACATTCACGAAAACTCATCAAGAAACGATGTGAGGGAAACAATAAAAAATCATGCAAAGACAGGTGTAAAAATTGAGCATAAAGATTTACATTTAATGATTACTGGAGCGTATAAAGAAGAGTACGAAGATGGCTCAAAAGGTTGGCACATTGAAAGAGGCGCACCACCTAAACCAATGGGTGGTCGAATACTAACGATTGACGTATGCATAACACAATCAGATGGTGTAAGAACAGCAAATAAAATTATTGATTCACGAAAATTTCCTTTATGAAAATAAACTTTAACCATCTACTAGCCTTCATTTGGGCTTGTTTAATAAGTCTTTTATGGCTTATATTCATGACTAGTTGCTCAGCGCAACATCACTATAATAAAGCTGTTAAGAAAGGACTTAAGGTAGAAACTAATTCGGACACTATCAGACTTACTAAGATTGATTCGATATTCATTAACAACGAATGGGTGAAGGTTGTAACTGAGTTTGATACAATCATTCAATTTAATACTGTTTATGTGCCTAAGACTAGGTTTCAGACACGTATAGAGTACAAGACAAAGAAAGATTCATTTGAAACAATTAGATACGTTACAAGGCAAGAAACGAAGCAAGTCAGTAAACAGTCATTCCCTTGGCGAATACTTATTGTATGTATGTTTATTGGGCTTGTGATTTCAGTAATTAAGTATAGAAGATAGTGTGCTATGTTGCACTATTCAGCTAAATTAATAATAGATAAACGGAAATAACTAACTAAAGTGTGTTATATTGCACAATTAATATGTTTACAGTAAACAACTAAATGTAAAGAGATGCTGACAACTAAAGAAATGATTGCCAAATATGGCGCACCAAATCCTGAGGGAACGTATTTAAAAACTATTATTTTACCTTATCCATTCCTATACGATGGTAAGCCAGTCAGTAAGATGCGATGCCATAAGCTAGTAGCTGATAAATTCCTAGCAGTATTTGAGGATATATTAGCGCACTACGGATTAGAGGAAATCAATCGACTTGGTATAAACAAGTACGGTGGTTGTTTCAATTATCGACTTATGCGAGGTGGTACACAATTAAGCCGCCATTCTTGGGGTGTAGCAATTGATCTTGATCCTGCAAGAAACACATTAAAAGAAACAAGTAAAACAGCTAGGTTTGCAAGACCTGAATATAAACCAATGATTGATATTTTCTACAAACATGGTTTTATTTCTTTAGGTAGGGAAAAGAATTACGATTGGATGCACTTTGAGATTGGAGAATAAATAGTACTTTTGGCTCTTCATAGAGTTTTTGTTTTTCAAGTTAGGTTAAGCCCTCGCCAATTGGTGGGGGTTTTTTATATGCAATCTCGTATAAAAACGCCATAATGCTAAATAGTATATGCAAAAACGTATAGTTTTGTAAAGAGTATTATACATTTACCACTCATCATTATATTTTACCGTTCATCACAATTATTGTTTTTAATCAAAACAG